GATAGCGGAATCAATGATAGAGATCAGAAATATCATGAACAGGATTGATGGCATTAACGTGCCCACAAACGAAATGAACGAATTAGCAGATGATGAAAAGATGGAATTCACGAAAATACTATTAGACATCTCAGCAATTAAAGACAGGATCGAGAGACTTTCAGTGGATGATGACGCTAAGAAATCAGCGATACAATCACTGACCAACGCAGAAGAGGCTTTAGTGGCATTAGACGAACACGAATACACACCAATGCCAGAGGGTGACGAGTTCGACATAGAAGAGGACGAGGACTTCGAAGAAGTGTTAGGTCCATTGGGTTTCCCAGAAGACGAGACGGAACTGTTTGACGCAGAGTACCAAGGCAGGAAAGTTCCACTCAACAAACCCATGCGTGGTGATGTTAAGAAATTCAAAGTGTATGTTAAAGATCCAAAAACAGGAAACGTGAAAAAAGTTAACTTCGGACACGGTGGTACAAGTGCGAAGAGACCAACCATGAGGATCAGGAAATCAAATCCAAAAGCGAGAAAATCATTCAGAGCGAGACACAACTGTGCCAACCCAGGACCAAAGACCAAGGCGAGATATTGGTCATGCAGGAAGTGGTAACATGCAGATCCGTGAAGTAGTTGGTATCACAGAGGAAGAGTTCGAGCAATTAGCAGAGAAGAAAGACGCCTGCTATTACAAAGTTAAAGCAAGATACAAAGTATGGCCCAGTGCCTATGCCAGTGGTGCTCTAGTGCAGTGTCGTAAAAAGGGTGCGGCCAACTGGGGTAACAAGAGTAAATGAAAATCACAGACGTAATTACTGAAAAGTGCTGGAAAGGGTATGAGAAGCGGGGCATGAAGACCATGTTCGGAAAACGTGTGCCCAACTGCGTCAAGAAGGAAGACGTGGACTTCTGTGTGAACTGCGGTGAATTGGTTTTCGCGGAATCACTGAACGAGGACCTCAAGAAATGGTTCAAGGACAAATGGGTGCGTTTTGGTCCTGATGGCAAGATCAGAGGAGACTGTGCAAGAGGTTCTAGCAAAGAAGGAAAACCTAAATGCTTACCAAGATCAAAAGCACACGCTCTGGGCAAAAAAGGCAGGAAGTCCGCGGCCGCAAGGAAGCGTAGACAGGATCCCAACAAGAACAGACGTGGTAAAGCCAAGAACGTGGCCACCAAGAAAAAATAGTTTGCATTCAGACGAAATCTGTTATATACTTGTTGGATAACAACAGGAGAAATAAATGGCAGTAAGAAACTTCAATGACGCTGAAAAGCAGAAATTGATCCAGATCATTTCCCAGGGCTCACAGGTACTAGGTGAGGTAGAGGACTTGAAGGGTGGATTGAGAGACACAGTAAAAGCAATATCAGAAGAACTAGAATTGAAACCAGCACTGATCAACAAGGCGATATCCGTTGCACACAAGGGCAACTACCAGAACATCGCTGATGAGATGGACACGCTGGAGAGCATACTTAACACAGCCGGCAAACTTTAATGTTAGCGAAAGTCAGATCATTCTGGCTTCGTAGTTTTGAGAGTGACAGGACCGCGTTCTATTTTGAACTCGTCAGTTTCATTTTCACAGTTGGAGCCAGCCTAACACTTGCGATCACAGCCTCAGATCCGGACATGACAATAGTGTATCCGGGATTCTTGGTAGGAGCACTCACACAATGTTATGCTTCATACAGGAGAGAAGCGGCGTTCGTAATGATGATCACTGGCTACTTCGCAATCATAAATGTCTACGGTTACGGCGTGGCAAGTTATTGGTGGTAGGATGAGTTACATAGACGCATTATTCAAAAAAGATGAGGACAAGATATACGTCGTAGAACGTGATCCCAAGAAGGGTAGAATATTCACGGAGTACGATGCCAGGTACGTGTTCTACTACGAGGACGCCAGGGGCAAACACAGATCAATGACCGGTGCACCATTACAGCGGGTGCAGTGTGCCACACACAAGGAATTCATAAAAGAACAGAGGATCAGATCCAACAAACAACTGTACGAGAATGATATCAATCCTGTGTTCAGGTGTTTGGAAGAGAACTACTTGGGCAAGGAGACGCCCAAACTAAACGTGATGTTTTTTGATATTGAAGTTGACTTCGATCCAGATCGAGGTTATTCAACAACAGATGATCCGTTCATGCCCATAACTGCCATAAGTTGTTACATGAGCTGGACGGACCAACTGGTCACATTCGCAGTACCTCCCAAAACTATCAGCATGGACGATGCCAAAGAACTCACAAAAAGATTTGACAACACAATGCTTTTTGAAAAAGAGAAAGATATGTTAGATGCATTCCTAGAACTAGTGCAAGACGCAGACATACTGTCGGGTTGGAACAGTGAGGGATATGATATCCCATACACGGTGGGCAGGATACAGAAAGTGTTGAGTTCAGACGACACAAGACGTCTTTGTTTTTGGGGTGAAAAACCTAGAAAAAGAGTGTTCGAGAAGTATGGTAGGGAGCAGTTGAGTTTTGATCTTGTGGGTCGTGTACACTTGGACCTATTGGAACTATACAGGAAATACACATATGAGGAAAGACACAGTTTCAGACTAGACGCCATAGGTGAACATGAATTGGATGAGAGGAAAACTGTCTACGAGGGCTCGCTCGATAACTTGTACAAGAACGACTTTGGATTGTTCATAGAATACAACAGACAGGATACTGCACTGTTGGCCAAACTGGAGAAGAAATTGAAGTTCATAGAACTGGCCAATGAGATAGCACACCAAAACACTGTGTTACTACAGACAACGATGGGTGCGGTTGCTGTAACCGAACAGGCCATCGTGAACGAGACACACAGACGTGGAATGCAGGTACCGGCTAGGAAGTACAAGAAAGACGGGGAAGAGAACCAACCGGCGGCAGGAGCCCACGTGGCCACCCCACAGAAAGGCATACACGACTGGATTGGATCTGTTGACATCAACTCACTGTATCCAAGTGTGATCAGGGCACTGAATATGGGTCCGGAGACCATAGTGGGTCAGATCAGACCTGTGATCACTTCAGCAGAGATCAACAGGGCCAAACACGCCAAGAAATCATTCGCGGCGGCATGGGACAGCCAGTTTGGTAGTTGGGAGTACCAAGCAGTGATGAATCAAGAGAAGGGCACGGAAATAATCGTGGACTGGGAAGACAAGACCAGTGTGCGTATGAGTGCGGCACAACTGTATGAAATCATATTCGACGGTAACAACAAATGGATGTTGAGTGCCAATGGCACAATGTTCACATACGAGTATGAAGCAATCATACCAGGATTGTTGAAGCGTTGGTACGCAGAGAGACAGGAAATGCAGAAGAAGATGCGTGAGTGCGGAGACAACGAGATTGAAAGAGAGTACTGGGATAAGAGGCAACTTGTAAAGAAAATTAACCTGAACAGTCTGTATGGTGCGATCCTGAATCCAGGCTGTAGATTCTTTGACATCAGGATTGGACAGAGTGTGACACTCACAGGCAGGTGTATCACCAAACACATGGCCAGCAAGGTCAATGAGATCGTGGCGGGCAAGTATGATCACAAAGGTGAGAGTGTTGTGTATGGTGACACAGACTCTGTTTACTTCTCGGCATACAAGACACTACAGAAAGAGATCAACGAAGGTGTTATACCGTGGACAAAAGATTCGGTCGTGGCACTGTATGACAGGATAGCAGACGAGGTCAATGGATCTTTCAAAGCGTTCATGACCAAAGGCTTCCATTGTCCGAGCACACGTGGAGAAGTCATAGCGGCGGGCAGAGAACTTGTTGCATCAAAAGGATTGTTCATCACAAAGAAGAGATATGCTGTGTTGTACTACGACAAGGAAGGCAAACGTGCAGATGTCGATGGTAAGGATGGCAAGATGAAAGCCATGGGACTGGATCTCAAAAGATCAGACACACCTGTATACGTGCAGGACTTCTTGAGTGATCTTCTATACATGGTCCTACAAGGCAAGGAAGAGAAGGAAGTACTAGAAAAAATTAGCGAATTCAGGGCAGAATTCAAATCCAGACCAGGTTGGGAGAAGGGATCACCCAAGAGGGCCAACAACATGACCAAATACACAGCGGCCGAGGAAAAGGCCGGGAGAGCAAACATGCCAGGTCATGTGAGAGCCAGCATGAACTGGAACAGGTGCAGGGAGATGTATGGCGACAAATACAGTATGCCAATCACCGACGGTGCTAAAGTTATAGTGTGTAAACTAAAACAGAATCCATTAGGCTATACGAGTATCGCATATCCAGTGGATGAGATGCGTATACCGGAGTGGTTCAGGGAACTGCCATTTGACGGTGACGCCATGGAGGCAACGATACTGGACCAGAAGATTGACAACCTCATAGGCGTGTTGGGGTGGGACGTGCAGTCGACAGAGACCACGAACACATTCAACAAACTGTTTGAATTCTAAATACTATTATGTTGAGCATAGAAGAGATAAAATTACTGATAGAAAAACTAGAAAAAGTTAAAAAAGAGGATCTACAGGAGTTGATAGATTCAAATCTAAAAATTTTAAAAGATATTGCATTGGCCGTCGATGCCAACAACAACGAAGTGATCGACAGGATGGACAAGACACCCGAATGGTTCCTCGAGGATCTCAAGCAGAAAACCAATAAACCCATAGTAGATAATTGGTTGTACAGTGTGGTGCAAGCCAAGATATTCCAGTTAGGCAAAACCAACCTCTATAACAGTCTGGAGATAGGGCCTGGATCGGGAATGTTCTCCAAAGACTTTAGGGCATGGAGATTGAACTACTTCCTAGATATCACGTGGAGCATCGAGAAGAACATAAGAGACAAATTTCCCATGGCACATCAGAAGTACCTCAGATTCCACAAGACCAATAGGACACAGTGTGACCCCATACCCACTGCATCGTGCAACCTAGTGTTCAGTTGGGACACCTTTGTGTTCTTCACACCGGAACACATAAAGCAGTATCTGGCAGACATCAAGAGGGTGTTGATAGATGGAGGTTATTGTTTTATCCAGTACGCCGACTGCCACTATGACGAGGACCTCACACAGGCTAAGGCAGGTTACTGGAACTACAACACCAAGACCGTCATGACCAAGATTATCAAGGACGAGGGATATGAAATCGTGGAAATGAAACAGTTCCGACCCGGTGCCAACTACGCCATATTCAAGAAACCTGGTAAACAAAATCCAGTTGTGTACAAAGTTTCCGAAATAACACTAGACTAAGACCTAAATATCCTATACAATAAGAACATTATGATAGACATCTTAAAAGACATCGTTAAACATACGCATGGACTGGGATTCTTGGATCTTGTTAAAATCACTGGAGACGATAAGGAAACTACAATCGACTCTATGGCAGAAGACAGATCTGTGATCCTACAAGGGTCTTTCCACAAGCCACAGACGGAGATGACGGGTACGTTTGGTATGCCACAGATGGGCAAACTAGACATACACTTGAAGTGTCCGGAGTACAAGGAGAAGGCGAACATAACTGTGTTGTCCGGTGAGAGAAACGGTGCAACCATTCCCACAGGGATCCACTTCGAGAACGAAAAGGGTGACTTCAAGAATGACTACAGATT